CAATGATGTAACCGTCACGGCAATAGGCACGGTGCGCAAAGGTTACAGAACACGCGAAGACTTTATGCCCGATGAAGCGGAGGTTGAATACCTTTTTATCGGATTGGAAGAGATCACGCCTTGGGCTGATTGCTTCCCTGGGCTATTAGAAGCAGCGGAAGATGCACTACTAAACAACTAAGCCATGAGCATTTCAAACAGACGTAAAATTGTATTCGCATCCCTCGCCGCCGTGCTTGGGGTGCAGCTAATCGCCGCTTTATTCTTTTGGCCTGGAACGGCTTGGGAGGCGATAGTATTCTTCCTTCGCACCTATCTGCACATTGGTTTATTTATAGGCGGGTGCTTCGCGGCTTATGCGCTTATTGTGTTGGCACTTGAGAAAATCGGATACTACAGCCAGGATGATGAACGCTAACCAAATTAGGCGACTGATCGCCACCGGCTGCCACGAAACATTCGAGGCGGACCACCTTCGCGGCCTTAGTGCCACAATCAACGGAGCCGATTTCCCCGAGTGGGAGCGCGACATCTACCAGGAGGATATAAAGTTGCGGATTAAATGCATCGAAGCAAAACAAAACCAACAACTAACGCGACTAATACAGAACGCATGAACCAAGAGTATCTAAATTTTATAGAAGCCAAAAAGCACAGCTCTATAAACTACGGAATAGAGCCAATAGAGCTACCCGATCAGATGTTTGATTACCAAAAGCACGTATGCGAGTATGCAATAAAGAAAGGGCGTTGCGCGGTGTTCTTAGACACCGGACTAGGCAAGACAATCATAGAGCTAACGGTTGCGAGAAATTACAACCTAAGCACTAAAAAGCCCGTGTTGATCATTACCCCTTTGGCCGTTGCTTTTCAGTTTATCAAAGAGGCTGCTAAGTTCGGGATTGACGATGTGAGCTATTCTAAAGATGGCACTTACAATACGTCTATCGTTGTTTGCAATTATGAGCGATTGGATAAATTTAATTCATCCGACTTTGATTGCGTTGTACTAGATGAAAGCTCCATACTAAAGAACTTTGACGGAGCGACAAAAGCGAGTATAACCTCGTTTATGCGAAAGGTTAAATACAGATACCTTTTCACCGCCACCCCTTCCCCTAATGATTTTATCGAGCTAGGCACAAGTTCAGAGGCTTTGGGATACATGGGGTACACGGATATGCTAGGCAAGTTCTTTAGCAACAATGAGAAGAACATCAAAGCGCAGGATAAGATCGGCAACAAGTTCTATTTGAAAGCCCATGCAAAAGATGACTTTTTCAGGTGGGTAAGCAGTTGGTCTATTTCGATGCGTAAGCCTAGTGACTTGGGTTATTCTGATAAAAGGCACGTTTTGCCCGATTTGGTACTAAATCACCATTGCGTAAGAAATGACGAGCAATGGGTCTTAAATGGTCAATTAATGATGTTTACAATCGTTGCTCAAAGTATGCCTGAAATTAGGCAAGAGCAAAAGATGACCATCCAAAACAGATGCGAAAAAGCCGTTGAACTATCCAACCAAAAAGACTATACCGTCTATTGGTGCAACTTCAACGAGGAAGGCCGCCTACTAGGTGAACTTGACAAAGAAGCGGTAGAGATTAGCGGTTCAATGTCGCTTGATAAAAAAGAGGGCATCCTACTTGACTTTGCAAATGGGAACATTACTAAGCTAATAACAAAGCCAAAGATCACGGCTTTTGGGCTAAATTGGCAACATTGCGCTCACTCTGTTTATTTTCCTACATTTAGCTACGAGCAGTACTACCAAGCGATAAGGCGATTTTACCGATTCGGGCAAGAAAGAAACGTAGTTATCGACCTAGTGTATTCAGAGGGTCAAAAGCGCGTTATTGATAGCCTTTTGCAAAAGACAAAGAAAGCAGACGAGCTATTTAGCAAGCTCAACAGCACCCTTAACAGTACCTACACAATTCAACAAAGAGAGTTTAACCAACAAATACAAAAACCAAAATGGTAACGAAGCAACACATCACAGACGACTACGCTATTTACAATGGCGATTGCATGGCAGTATTGCCACAGTTAGAAGATCGCTCCATTGATCTATCAGTATACTCCCCACCTTTTGCAGGATTATACAACTATTCAAGCTCAGAATACGATATGAGCAACTGTGAAAGCAAAGAGCAATTTTTGCAGCAATACGAGTTTCTTATTGCAGAAATCGCAAGACTAACAAAGCCAGGGAGAATCACCGCAGTTCATTGTACCGATGTGATGAACTCAAAGACAGAAACCCTTTGGGACTTCCCACACAAAATCATAAAAATGCACGAGCGTCACGGCTTTGATTACAAGAACCGAATTACCATTTGGAAAGAGCCGCTTAAAGTTCGGATGCGTACAATGGTCAGAAGCCTGATGCATAAAAACATTGTCGAGGATAGTACCTCTTGCTTTACGGCCATGCCTGATTATTTACTTGTATTCAAGCGGAAAGGCGATACTGAGATTCCGGTAACACATCCAACAGGATTGCAGCATTACGCGGGTGAAACGCCTTTGCTTCCTGCGATGGCCGAAACATACGGAAGTTGGGATGCCATTTGCAAAAAGTTTGAAAATTGGGATGATCCGAGAACAAACAAAAAAAGCCATTTGATTTGGCAGAGATACGCCTCGAGCGTTTGGGATGATATTCGGATTGACAATGTGTTGCCATTTCGAGATAGCAAAGAGGAGGACGATGAAAAGCACGTTCACCCGTTGCAATTAGATGTCATTGACAGGGTGGTGGAATTATGGAGCAATCCGGGCGAGGTGGTGCTAACTCCTTTTATGGGGGTTGGTAGTGAGGTTTATAGCCCTGTGAGCATGGGAAGGAAGGCGATAGGGGTTGAATTAAAAGAGAGCTATTATAAACAAGCTCTGTTGAATCTTAAGGAGGCAAAGAGCCGTTTTGCTACTTCTCAACTTTCCTTGCTTTAGTATCTTTGACCCGTTGGAAGTGACGCGCCAACGAAAATGATCAAGATGGAAAAAGAACTACTTTACAAGTCCCTTCGGGGGTGGAAGCAAGCGCAAGGCTACTTGATCGGCCAAACGCTTCCTGTTGTCAGCAGGCCACTTCCGAGGGGCTTTGTCTTTCATGGATATGCAGCAGCGTGACATGGTGCGCGAACTGATTGTAAAGGGTGGTATTTTAAGAATGCACCCCGATGAAATCAGGCAGATAGTTTCAGAGCTTCCTTACATGGGGTTTCCTTTTTGGGAGGCTTGCACCCACTCAGAGTATTTGCTTTCTGTTGTTCGATTACAGGAAATTGACATGCAGAATAAGATTGCAGCACTTTTGAATGGCTCCTTATGAACGGATACGATCTATCACGAAAATTTGTTGATTGGGCATTTGAAAACCCTGCAAAGATTCGCCCTATACATTACGCTGTCTTTTTCTTTGCCATCGAGCATTGCAATAGATTGGGGTGGAAGAAAGAGTTTGGATTCCCGAGCTACATGGTTATGGAGGCTATAGGGGTGAAGAAACATTCTACATTCAGCGATGCGATGAAAGACTTAGAAGATTGGGGGTTTTTATCCGTAGTGCATAAGGCAAAAAACCAATATACAGCTAATGTAATAGCCCTATGTGCTATGCCAAAAAAAGGAACGGCACGGGGTAGAGCAAGGGAATGGCATGGTGTAGAGCAGGGGAACGGCACGGTCACTATAGATAAACCTATACAAACTACTAAACAAGTAAACAATGAAACGACCGAGCAAGCTCGCTCACTCGTGCAATGGCTTCAGATCAACTGCCCTGACGTTTGCAAAATGAAAGAGCCGCTCACCAACGAGCAAGCGCAAAGCATAATTGATAAATACCCAAACCCAAACTTTGTAGCCAAAACCTTTCAGGCGATGGACAATTACAAACCACTCAAACAAAAAAACAAGAGCGCGTACAAAACATTCCTGAATTGGGCATCACGCGACTTTGAAAGCTACAAAGAGGCCAACGGACACCAACCACAGAAAAAGCGGATATGAAAGAAGTTAATCCAGAACACGTTTGCGTAGCTACTGCGCTGACTTTCCCAAAATACCACGATGAACTGTTCGAGGTTATTAACTCACCAATCTACTTTGAAGATGAAGATTGCCGCGAAATCATAAAAGCCTGTATCGCGATTCGCGAATTGGGAAGAACGCCAGACCTTGTTTCTGTAGCCGAGAAATCAAAGGTCAATCCGAAAATAATTTTTTCATACACCTCCCTAGATTATTTCTATGAATGGCAGAATGCAGCCCTAACAGTTCGAGAGCGGTGGATGTTCCGAAAATTCAAAGAGGCTTGCGCAAGGGGCATTGAAGCAGACTATGAAGATATTTTCGATCTACTCACAGGCCACAGCGAAGAGGTTAATGCGATAGTGTCAAGCGTGGACACGCTCAAGACCGAAAAGATCCAAGACATAGCTATTCAGGCAATCAACGACATTGCGAAACTGAAGAACAACGAGATCACCGGTGCGCCTTCGGGAATCTACAAGCTAGACACTCACACGCGAGGCTTCCAGCCTTCCGACCTCGTTATCGTTGCCGCTCGCCCAGGGATGGGAAAGACAGCCTTTGCATTAAACGCGGGGAGGGCATCAGCACAAAAAGGCACGGTGCTATTCTTCAGCTTAGAGATGAGTGCTATTCAGCTAGTCAAAAGGATGCACGCGCAAGACGGGAGGGTGACGATGGACGAGATATTCAAAGACAGCCCGAGCGAATCAAAGTGGCCAATCTTAATGGAAATAGCGGACAATATCGGGCAGCTAGATATTGAGATTTACGACCGCATCAGCTACATAGAGGACATAGCGGCAAAGGTTAGCACGGTGTCAAAACGTAAAAAAGTGAGCCTTGTGGTTATTGACTATTTGGGGCTATGCAGCACACGCGAAAGGGTGCAGAGCGAAGAGGTGAGGGTGAGCCGGATTAGTTGGAAGTGCAAGCAGATGGCCAAGCGTTCAAACGTGCCTGTAATGCTTTTATCGCAGCTATCGAGGGAAGTGGAGAAGCGAGCAAATAAACGCCCTCAGCTTTCAGATTTGCGCTATTCAGGGGCGATAGAACAGGATGCCGACATGGTGCTGTTTCCGTGGTGGAGCCAACGCTATGAGATGTTAGATGAGAAGGGGGAATACTACGGCTTAATCGACATAGCGAAATACCGGAATGGAGAACCGTTGGAGGTTGGGGGATTGG